ATATTTAGCTCAGATACACAAGTCTCCGGACTATAAATCTAATAATTCATAGTTTTTGTTTGGGACTCTGAACCCTTCATTCTTATACAATCTTTAAAAGTATAAGCGGTACTATTATATCGTAAGAAGAATAAAAACTTCATTATATAGTTGAAATCTATTTCTTTTCACCTCTGGAGTTAGGTAAACAACAAATTTAAATTTTAATTACAACCATGAATACAACTAACAATATAACGATTAATGCTTCCTCGGACCAATACTTGAGCCCTCGTCCGTCCTCCCAAATCAAACATGAATTATTAAAAATTAATAATTATTACTCATATTCGCATATTATTTCTTGTGAGAAAGAACTATGCAACCAAAAAAGTAAGTGTCGTGAGCTTACGAATATGAAAAAACAATCTCGAGATTCTACATCAACACTATTTGAATCATTTAGTGGTATTGATTTAACAACTTTAAATATTTTCAAAGAAAAATGTGGTACAGACTTTATTTTTTTTGAAACTTTTTGTGAAGATTTAACATATCTGATACGATCTATATATAGATCACAAACATCGTCATATAAAACTGAAGAAGTTATTGAATCAATTATAATTTTTATAAGATTACGAACAGGTAAATCTTTACTATCTCTATCATGTGAGACACTATCAAAGTGCGGTAAGCTTGGAGAAATAGTATTGGATCTTATAGAAACTCTTGCTTCATACACCCATGGAGATAATCTTAAAACCCAATCAATTGATTCTTTCAGTGATAATGTTGATTCTATATATGATATTTTTAATAAATTCACATCATTGAAAGATACTAAAATATATCAAAAAACTCATAGGCTTATAATGTATTTTTTAAGTATGGGTTTTTGTGATATTATCAATATTAAGATGACTGATATTGGTTATACTTGTTTAGAAGCTAATATGCTTAAACAAAAATATAAGTTTGGGCCCACCTTTATTGTTACTCTTATTGACACTTGTCTATATATTCTTAAAAAAGGCATACAAATCATTAAGACAGGTGACGTTAATTGTATATACCATAGTGGAGAAACTTATGGTGCTGTATACGATGACTATCTCATTCTCAAGAAACAAACTCCACAATTACATAACCCAGAATTATTTGGATTTAATTTAAGTTCTCACCAGAGTTTACTTGATAACACTATTGAGAAATACCAAAATATTAAAAAACATTCAGGTTCTATGTCCAAATTTGATAAGGATAATACAATCAAAATTCTTAATGAGTTAGAATTTTGGCGTACTGAATTGATAACAAAAAAGAGTTCGAGAAATTTAAGAAAATCTCCATTTTCTGTTCTTTTTTTTGGAGAATCAGGTGTTGGTAAAACTTATTTGAAAGAAATACTATTCAATTTTTATGGTAAAGTTATGAATTTGGATACTAAATCAGATTTTTGTTTCACCCGATCGCCTGGTGCCAATTTTTGGGATGGTTTTCGTTCTAGTATGTG